CGTGATCCGGCGACGGGCGGGGCGTTTCAGCCAGCCCCTTTTCTTCAGGCGTCACGCCTGCGGCCACGAGCTCAGCCGGTTCGCCTGTGTCCTGGCGATAGAGGACCACGCCACGATAGTCCGGCAACATCACCCAGGCATCGCCACGGCGAAACGGCCACGTCTTTGGCAGGCGCTCCGGTAGCGGGTCCGACGTGCAGAAAGCCGGAATCAGCCATTCGGTCGGGTTCCTCGGGTTGATATCGGGCAGTTTGCTGCTGATGTATTCGCCGGTATCCGAGCTGTATTGATGAATCAACATTTCATAGTTTCCCTGTCAGTAGGCGCGAATCATTGCCAGCACGGCAAGATTTCGGGGGCGGGCCTCGTTTGCACCATCGACTGCGATCGAGATGTTATGCGCGTGTGCGCCGCCAGCGGCTATGCCAACGTTGTGCCCGTGATCGCCCCCGCCATCGAGCCAAATACCGGTGCCCGAAGGCGTTGTCGCAAAGCTTCGGTCTGGATTAGCGGCAAATGTCGCCATACCCGTGTCATGGATACTGATGTGGAACCACTGCACATTGACGCTATGTCCGTGCCCCGGATCGCGAACTACGTGCGAGTGATGACCTTGCACGTCGGTCCAAGCGCTGTGGCTGTGCTCACCTTGCACGTCGGTAGAAGCGCCATGCGCATGCGCTGCATTTGTGAACCCCTGATACGTGCCGACGTTGCGCCCCCCATCCGCCCCGCGCCCATCGTCCCAGAAGCGCGGAAATTCGCCGCGAAAATCGGGAATTCGGAATGTCGTCTCACCATCACCGTGCGAGAAACACCCGTGCCAACCTGTTCCCCAATCCGCGTCCGCGACTATCGCGCCAGAGGCAAGGGCGTAAGCCCACAACTGAGGGTAGTCCGCTCGCTTGACCAACGCCCCGTTAAGCTTCAGGCAGCCCGCGCGCACGTTCGCCCGTACTTCGAGAATGATCGTGCCGACCGCCTGCGCCGCAATGTTGGCCACCACCCATTCCGTCGTAGGAACGCGCGTTGACGCGTCGCCCATTGGCGGCGTCTGCGTTGTGATTGGCCCTGCCACCTGCAACAGCCCGACGCTGTCGTCGTCAGTTTTGCCGACCAGTACATGGCCGCCCCACGGAGCAAGCGCGACGGGCTTTTTCTCCTTGTTCTCGAGATCGGACGCCTCGATGGTCAGACCATCAAAATTGGTATCTGCGGAAATGACAGCTTGCCGAGTGCGACGCAAGGTGAGCGCCCCGCGCATTCCGGTGTTGCCGGTGCGTGTGTCGAACCAGTGGGAGTGTTCGGTTTTTGGTACTGGCATTCCGGCCACGTCCGGCGCAAATCCGATCCCATACGGCGACCGCATGACGAGATTCGCGGAAGTAGCCGACGCGCCGTCCCCGCTTCCCGCATACATGCCACTTGATCCCGCTCCCGGCGCGTCCGCGACGCGTAAAGATCGTTCGACAGAAACAGGCCCAGTGAAATCCGCACCCGACAGCAGGGCATATTGCGAATGCGGATTCGCGCGCGCTTCGTGGCGCAGAATCATCGCTGCCATGCCGTCCGGATCCGGCTTAACAATGACCGTTACCGCGCCAGCTGGCAGTACAGAAACGTCAAGCGTGTACGCGAATGGAACATCGAAACCCTCCGCTTTGACGAATAGAGGGCCGCCTGTGGACCGACTCCAAACAGCGATTAGAACGTCACCAGCGAAGAAACCTAGCTCGCCGATCGGGTGTCCGTCGACCACGCGCCCGCTGTCATCAGTCCTGCGGATGGTCGTTCCAATCTGAATCTGACCGGGAGCGGGGCTGGTGCCTCCGCTTGAAATCGCGAATCGTCCGACTTCATTACGCAGGGCGACCTCGTTGCCGGTCGGGTCGTACATTTCGGTTCCGACAGCGACATGCGAAAACTCGACGACGATCGCGTGCTCGTTGGGGCGAGCCGCCAGCTCGAGAGCTGCTTTCGTAATCTTGGGATTGAGAACGGGCGTCGGATCTGCGTCGAACAGTTCCGAGTTGCAGCCGGGTTGATCGACAGTGGACATCGCAGCCTCGTTGAATCGGATTTCCCGATTATCAGAGGCATCGCGCCCTATGTTGCTTACGGTTTTCCTGCGGCTAGATTGTCAGGAACATATCGATGAGGTCGTCAGCAAAGTCGGACGCGGCCTCCGCATGACCGGCCACAGCAACCGCGTCCATCATGGCGAGCACGGCGATTTGCCCGTTCGTGGCTTCAGGGTTGACGCGATATTTAGAACCCTGTTCGGTGACGCCTTCGGCCTCGATTTTGTGCTCCGGATCGTGGCGCTTCACGGATTTTTCCAGCTCGACGAGGCCGCTATGCTTTGCGCGGAAGAAGGATCGGATCGCAGCCTGCAGGTTGTCCTCATTGAAGAGCCTGTCGCGGTCCTCCGCGCGCGGGTCATCAGTGACGAACACCGCGTCGTCAATGCGCTCGTCGCGCGCGAGCTCGCGCTCGACGATGAGGAGACCCGTATCCGAATCGTACGCGCCAAGGAGGTTCGCGGACGGCCCTTGATATGCGGTGATGGACGCCTGGATGAGCAGCATTGTCATGGTTTTCCCTCCTCGTCGGCGGTTGACGATACGACATAGCCGGCACCGCTCGACCGGTTGTGGATGTGCGTCTCGACGACGACCGGGTAGCCGGCCGGCGCGGGCTTACCGTCGTTCGGTTCGCCGGGCTTCGGTGCCTGAAAGAGGGGAATCGACGCGCGCACGATCATGTCCGCGACGAGCAAGGTCACGTCCTGCTGTTCCGTGTCCGTTGAGACCGCGCCCATGTCGATGTTTTCCAGCGACGCAGGGAAATCGTGATCCATGCCGGCGAACTGGTGCACATGCGTGAAGCGCCGACCGCGCGGCCCGTTCGCCCACATATGGAACTGCATGGCGAGGCTGTGCGCCGTATGCGGCTCGGCGGCCGCGAACACGATCTGCGCGCGGTATTCGTTGACCGATACGCGCACCTTGAACGATCGCCGGTGCTCGTCGCCCGGAATCTCAACATACGTTGGCGCCCCGACCGCCACGGCCCAGTCCGGCGTGACTGGAGAAAAATCCTTGGACAGGCCGACGAAGATAACCGGCAACATCGACGACTGTCCGGGGCCGGCCTTGTTTTCGTTCTTGCGCCACGCCTTGAGCATCTGGTCGACGCGATCGACCATTCGACCAGGCACGCGCGCAATAGACAGGTCGAGCCCGCGCCCCCGGAATTCATCGACCCCAGAGGTGTCGCCGACGAGCGACGCGTAGTACTCGCCCATGTAGTTGCCTAGCCCGATCTCTAGGGGTATGCGGAGGCCGACGAGGTCCATCACCGCACCCCGTAATGGCGCTGAGCGGCCTCGAGCCCCGGCGTGGGCTCGTCAGCTTCCCTAGGTTCCTGCTCCATCGACGGGAGGCTGGCTTTCGCGAACATCGCGTTCATGCGCTCGAACTGGGCCGTCGCGGCAGTGCCGACGAGCAGCGGGCGCGCGCCGGCCGAATCGAGCACGGCACCCGCGCGTCCGGTGACGAGCATCGACTCGTACTCGGCGCAACGTTCCTCGAGCTTGGCGAGGACATCAAGTGTGCGCACGTGGTCCGACTGAAGGGAGTCGTAAAGAGCGTTCATCGCGGTCAGGCTGCAAGAAATCTCCGAAGCGACGGAGACGGAATCGAACACTGATTCCCCGACGTCCTCGGTCACGCTGTCGAGCAGGTATCCGCGGTTCGTGGTGTAGTTCGGCTCGATCACGTAGTCGAAGCCTGCGAAGAGGTAAGGGACATCCTTCCCACCGCGCACCTTCGCGCCGATTGCGCTGGAAAAGCCGCCCGTTCGGCTTACGTGAAGGCGTGCGGCAATCTTGCCGGCGGACGTGTCGAGAAACTCTTCTTCGTGCTCCACGTTGCCCTGGTCGTCCGCAGAGAGGAAGGTCGTTACGAGCGCGGGCTCTAGATTCAGTGTTTTCCCTGCGTGTACGCCGAACTCGACCGGTTCGAGTCCGAACATGCGGCGCGCCCAGTGCCCGTAGTAGCCGATCATGTCGCGGTTGCGCACCTTCTCCTGCACCTCCGGCCCGTTGATGATCGCCGCGAGTGTGCGAGTATCGAACTTCCGGTCCTGCCCTCGGTGCTTGCGCCCGCGTTCGGTGACGTTAAAGCGGATTCGCTCAGTTTTCAATCCCATTTTCTATCTCTGAAGGGTGCCAATTGCGTAGAACGGCATAACGCCCGTCATGGCGTTTGCCAAAGCGAGGCCGCCGCTCGCACCGATGTTCTCGAGCAAGATGCTCAAGTGCAGTTCCAGCATGAGCCGGGCAGGGAGGGTAGGCCGGAACGCTTTGGCGATCTCAAGAAGCCCGAGCCCGTTATCTGAGCTGACGGGAAGTGTTACGCGAATCCGGCCGGTTAGAAAGTATTCGATCGGAGTGGGTGGAATCGAGGGGTCCGGGAATTGCGCTACGCCATCTTGGTCGAGCGTGAAATCCGTTACCGTAACGGGCGTCGCGCTGGTCGAAATATGCGACCCGAGGACCGTCCCTTGGCGTTGCATCGCCCCCCACACCAGAACATCGGCGCGTCCCGAACCTTGATTTCCACGCGTGTCAAGGCAGTACCCGCGACTGTTGTCCACCGTCGGTGCTGAATGCTGGAAATGCTGCCATTCCGGCGTCACTTTCGCGATTGTCGGGTACGCGTTATCGAAGCTCAACTGAACCTCGTAGAAGGACACGCCGTCGAACGACTTCATCCAGACCCCCTGAGAAAAGGTCTCTCCGGGAATGGTCGTTTGCGCCTGACTCAGTTGGCTTCGATCGGCATCGGTCTCCCCTGACCCGCTATCGAAGACAACGCGGCACGCACGACTTACCCCGTCTGGTGCAACGCCGGCATTGGGCGTCACGACAGGAGCAGTCCCGGTACCGAATCCGGCCTTGACCCATGCGGCTTGCGAGAAATCATCGGAGTAGCGAATGCTGTTCGTACGTGGAGTCGAGAACAGCTGCCGCGTACCTTGCCAGTCAGTGCGGTACACCGTGGGGCTACCTGCATCCGTACCCTCACCGTATTCGACAGTTACGCCTGACCCTAGATCGAGTGGACCCAGCGGCGTGCAGTTGTCTGGGTAGCTCTCCGCGGTCGCTATCGGATGCCACAGTGGCTCTATCTTCCACGCATTCGGCCAGACCGACTGGAGGTATCGGGCAAGAAAAAGGGTGCCGCGGTGCGGATTACGACCGCGCATCGCTTTGAGCAGGAACGACGAGCGCACTTCATTGCGGCGAACGAGCGCGAGTCCGGATGCCTTGAGCGCCCGCTCGATCAGCGACATCGTCCCCAGATGCGGCATGCCGTACAGGTTGAGCTCGCGCTCGCGCGGCCGAATCATGCGCTCGAACACCTTCATGAAGACGGCCTTCACCTCTGCCTCCATCTGGTCGTACTCAAAGCTGTGGCGCAGCGGATCGAGGCGCGGTGGAGCTACCTCTTTCATGTCAACCATGTCAGTGACTCCACATGCCGTCGTTGTAGGTGGATTGGGTCACCTTGACGGTGAGCGATTCAGCGGTGATGTACCGGTACTGCTCGGGAAGCGTGTTCCCAATCGAGACCGGGATCCTGATCTGGCAGTCGCTCAGGTCGTCCTGCAGCGCGAGCACACTGCGCTGAAGCGCGTCGCCGAGCCGCTTGCTGTTGATCTGCATCATGCCAAACCGTGCTGCTTGGGCGTCTCGGCCGTACAGGCTGTACGCGCTGTTCCTGATCTTTGCTTCCACGTCGCCCGGGTCGTGCACAACAGACACTGCGGCGTCGATCTCAAGCGGCAGAGGGGTATGTACCGCCGGAATGAATCGCAAACGGTAAGAGTTATCCGCACGCGTAACGATGCGCGAGATTTCAGCCTCCAGCCATTCCCGCTCGACGCCGTCCATGAGCACGGAGATAAACAGGGTGTTGATGTTCCGGAAGGACGCGCCTCGCACGGACTCCTCGATCTGCTCGTTCCAGAACGATAGGAAGCGAACGCCCGGGAGGTTTTCCCGGATGAGGAAATCGAAGTTGCCGAGGTAAACGGCAGACCTGTTGTACGTGCTCGGGTACCGCGCGTACTCGCGCATCGTGTCGATGTCGATTGGCGCTGCGCCCGGGAAGGTCACGCGGGACAGCGTGACCGTCGCGAACTGTTCAGCCGGCACCGAGAGGACTTCGAACGTGAACGGGGCGCTGACCGCTAGGTCGGTCGGACCGAATGTCTCCTCGATCGTGAGTTGCACAACGGTGCCATTCGCCGGCTGCACGCCGAACACGTCCGCCCAGCCGAACTTAACGTACAGGCGGCGATACTCGTCTACCTCAAGCGCGTACGCAGGCTCGTTCCGCCCGACGTTCGAGAACTCCGGCCGGAAGGGGAAGACAGTGCCGGCGACGTTCACGACGAGTCCGGAAATCGAGACATCGTCGTCGTCCGACGCGGGCACCTGTACCTCGTAGAACGGCGTCGAGTTGACGACGGTATGCTGCACAATGCGTCGCGTCAGCTGCCGGGCATTCACGTCTGCGCTCGCGCCGGGCTCGATCGTTGCCTCGGACTCGGCAATGTAGACGCGCCCCTTCTGGTCGAGCAGTCGCCGGCCGACGACCACGCGTAGAGGTACCGCAGATCCGTTTTCGACCGACAGCACGACATGCGGCGGACGCGCGAAGGGCAGCAGACCTTTCATTGACGCGTCGGCTAAGACGGTCGTGTCTCGCGCCGGGCTGAAGGGCTCCATGCTGACTTCGTCCAACTGAGCGGAGAGCATTGCGAGCATGGTCGCCGCCGCACCGAGGTTCGCGAGTAGCCGCGGATCGCCGGCCTGGTATGCCTGAGCGATCGCCGGATAGTTCATCGTCTCGTCGCTCAGCGCCTGCAGGAAGTCGTTTCGCGTATACGCCATGCCTTACGTGCCTCCCACAGGGACGAGGCGGCCGAGAACGTTGATGTATAGGTCACGCCGATCCGGGCCGCGGTCGGCCATGACAATCTCAAGCACGCCCCGCGGCAGCGCGGCCACCAGTGGGATATCGCCTCGCATCTTGTTGATGACGGCATCCGCCCGGCCGCTCTGCAGCGGGGCCTGAAGCAGGTCTTTGACGTTCGAGCCGTACCCGCTGCCCAGATACCCGTTCACGGGAGTCTCTAGCCAGTGCGTAACCATGCCCTGCACGTCGTTTCCAGTGAGTTCGTCCATGCCGCGATCTTAGGGGCGGGCTGGGAGGCGTCTCGTTGTGCTTTTCCTCATGAGACGTCAAGTCCGGAACAAAATATAGACGTGTCGATTGCAAAATCCCTATTTTAATATTAACGTGTCTATATTCTGACGTCGCGCTACCCCCCCAAAAGGCGCGATGCCTTGGGCGGGCGGCTTGAAGAGCGCCCCATTTTTTGATGCCACTACGAGCCAGGAAATGAAGGAACTTGAACAAGCAGTGATGACGTCGCTCGCAAATGTCGTCGCGTCAGGCGCGATCGAGACGGCCATCGAAGAGAAGCTGACGAAGACGATTACGTCGATCATCGAAGACCAACTGCGGAGCTACTCGCCTTTCGGCGAGGCCTTGAAGGAGCACATCCAGGCTGCGCTGCAGGTTGATTTTAGTACGCTCGGCTTACCCGGCTACAACGACCTGATTCTCAAACTGGTGCGGCGGAAGGTCGGTGAACTGACGCAGGAAAGCCTGTCGCAGGTAGACGCGCAGCTGACGAAACTGCTGGCCCCTGCTCCGGCTGAGATCAAGCTGTCGGCACTGGTGGCGCGATTCATCGAGCAGAACGCCAATCAATTCTCCTGCAGTTGCGATGGGCCGGATCGTATCACCCTTCACGTCGAGGAATCGCAGTACGGATCGCGGTGGATATCTCTCGACAAGGAAGAGGGCAAGGCCGATTACGAATGCGCGATCCGTTTCGGCGCGATGGATTTCGACGGCCGCATCTTCGGGCTGCGCTTCGATCGCCGCGAGATCGAGAAGACCCTGTTTGTCGGTCTCGGCGGCATCGAACGGGAGATTTTCCAACTTCATGCAGCTGGCTCACGCCTGATCGTCGACGGCGACTCCCACTCGATCAGTACGCACTACCCGGGTCGCGAGTACTGATTCGCACCACTCGTCGCGCAACTCCTGAATTTGTGCCAGCGTGACGGCATTTGTGGGGCGGCTTGGACAGCGCCTCTTTTTTACGCCTCAGGTGCGGGCGTTCGGGCGGTCGGTGGGCGCGACCGCACATAGACGCTGCACACGAACAGACACGACAAACGCTGCCACATGCGAGCCGAGCGCCCGCACCTGAAGCGTTACTACTGCGAGGGAGATTTATGAGCACTACTACCGAAAATTCACATTCCAGGCCGGATATGAAGGAGGGGCGCTGGCGCCCTGACGAATGTCCGATCACGGGGCTTCGCTTCTTCATGTGGATCGACCACCCAAAGCTCGGCTATGTGCCGACCTACGGCGGCCCGTTCGACAGCTACACGCTCTCGACGATCGACGAGGACGGACTCCTGCGCGCCGAGCGCTACGACCACGATGAAGGGAGCTGGGTCGAGGGTGGCGCGCCGATGCACGCTCGCGGCGAGCTGCTGATCGTTGCCGAGGAGGATCCCGGCGACCTGCCGCCGGCTCGCGCACCCGAGCGCAAGTCGTTTATCGACCGCCTGACGGCCGCCGGAGGGCTGCTGGCGGGGCAAAGACACCGCGATAGCTCGTTGGCGGTTCTGAAGGCAAGAGACCTGTTCGTCGCGTGCGACGTGCGGGTCAGGGAGGAAGAGCCGTATGCGCACTGAACTGTTCTTTGCTGCGGGCGGTTTCGCGGCAGCGGTCGCGTTCGTCATCGGGCTTCTTCGGGGTGGCAAGCGTAACGAAGGGGAGCGCGGCGCGGCGCTCCGTCGAAACAAGGATGAGGCATGAGATGAGCATGAAGATGGCGAAAGCGAGCCAGGCCGACCTCGATGCGGCGAACGAGATCACGGACATCGTGCAGGCGGTCGACAAGGGCTACTACCCGTCGCGGGAGGATGCACCGGAATCGGATCCGATGTGCTTCGACGCTGACGATCACGATCACCTGAGGCACTTCTACGACCGGATCATGGAGTGTGCGAAGCGCGCGCCAGGCGGGATGGGGCGCGTCACGTGGGGCATGTCGACGATCATGGGTAACAGCATCGTCAACGCAGACGTGCTCGAACTGCATCCGCGCATCGTGGCTGCACTGGCGTTGATCGAATCTCAGCGGTGCGACGCAGCGCCGAAGAATCTCAAGGCCGAACTGCGCCGCGTGATGGACTTGCTGGATACGGAACTGGGTGACTCCGATCACTGGACCGAGGGTCTGACGCAAGACGAGATCGAGGAAGAGTATCCCGTATTCGCAGCAATGCAGATTGTTGTCGCGCTGCACGAAGCTGCCCCTGATGCAGAACCTGCCGGAGTCCAAGCATGACCACCACCATCAATAGCCGCGCTGATGCGCTGACAGCCGAACAGCGCAGTGCGATCGATGATGCAGCGCGCGTGCTGGAACAGAGCTGGGAGCACGCGACAGCAGATCGCTTGCGCGATGCATTCGCCATTGAAGCGGAAACTGCACAGCAAGCCACGCCACAAGCAGACTGGCGCGGCGACTTTGAGCGCCAAGCGAGAGCTGTAGGTTTCGATGTGGCCCGCGAGGAAATCGGGAGCGAATATCGTCATCCAATTGCTGCTGACGCATTCCGTTGGTACTACACCGGTCGTCTTGACGAAGCTTGTTCTAGCGCACATGTCGAGCAGCACGAAGCAGCGCCGGCCGCGCAGCCATCGGAGCGCGGAATTTACGCTTGGATCGCTGAAGGCTCCGCAGCGCTGGTGCACGTCCACACGCGACCGACAGACCATTCTCCCGGCAACGT